AGCAAGTGGAATAACAGGTCCGACAGGCCCAACGGGATCAAGTGGAGCAACAGGTCCGACAGGCCCAACGGGAGTAACCGGAGTAACGGGTCCTTCAGGAGGCCCGGCAGGCCCAACAGGTCCAACAGGTCCAACAGGTCCAACAGGTCCAACAGGTCCAACAGGATTTGAATCTGCATTCAGAGCTTTCAAATCTACTGATCAGTCCGTTACAGCTAATACACTGTCTTTAGTAACATTTGAAACTACACAATTCGATTTAAACGGTGAATATGATGGTGTATCAACATTTATACCGCAACAAGATGGAGTCTATTTAATTATTACTACTATAATTTTTAGTCCTACTGATGATACCCTAAATTATGTGACGGAAGTATTTATAACAGTTAACAGTACTTTAATAGCAGGAGATGATAGCTTTTTTGGTGGAAATACTGGGCTTTTAAATGCGGTAACAGTTTCTACGATTGTACAATTGAATGCAGGGGATATGGTGCAAGTTCAAGCTGGTAGTACCATAGATGGCGCTATTGCATCTCCACTTCTTACAAATTTTCAAGCCGCGAGGTTTCCATCACCAGTTCCAAATACACTTTTCTTATTAAATAATTTAACTGCAGCATGGAGTAAAAGGCCATTTAGTAGAAAATCATAATTATGTTCATTTTTAAAATACCCTAAAGAAAATGATGAATTTAGATTGAGTTTGTTTATTAAGAATAAGAAAAGCCACTTAGATGAGTGGCTTTTCTTATTCTTAATATATGGCATATATAGTTAAAACTAAATGATTGCATAATTGGAAATAGTTAAACTTATACTATTTTGGTTCAGGATAGTAATTTTAATATAAAATCTCAATAGATATTTGTTAACTTTACATCCCTAAAAGAATAATTGAACTTTTGCTATCACCATAGTTACACATAAACAGATTATCAAATGTAATATTGCATATTTTTAGCTGTCAAAAAACTAGACTTATATTTGTATTTTAAACTTTCTCAAGTATTTTCAGAATATGAGAGAATAGATGTTTGGTTTATTTGTGATAGAATATTTTTAATAATATAATTTAAAGGAACAAAAAAGACCCATAGCGCAGCAAAAGTAGTGTGCAGCCACTCTTATGCTGTTCCCTAATGTGGATAGGGGAAACTATTGCCATGAGTCAGCCAAAGTATAACATAATATTTCAAATGAAATCCTCTATGGTACAGTTTTACTATTGAAAAAATTCGGGAAGGTGTCTCGCGTTCAAGGAGGCTTGAATATGAATAAGGTGATAGGTCTTGGAGGTATTGTTTCAAGTGATGATATGAATTCGGCGAAATTGTCAAAAATAACAAATTTATCGCAGTCGAATTTATGGAAAACATTGAATGGGAAAGTACCTATGACTTTTACCAAACTAATGAAAATTTTGGATGGGTTTGATTCTGAAGAAAAGAAAATGGAAGTAGTTCAGGAGTTTTTGAATGGTACCAATAAAGAATCGGATATACGACTTGCTATGTATTATTTATATTTAGCAGGTTATTCGGATCTACTTAGTGATCTTGTTGGAAAAGAGTATAAACAATCAGTAACAAATAATTATAGAGAGATTTTTCGTGTTTGTTTAGATAGACAAACTCGTTCATTAAGATCAGGGGAATTCCTTAAAGAAATAGAAGTGTTACGTACAAGGGTCAATTTAAATAAACCAGGAGTAAATATACTTGTGAACACTTTGAGTATCTATGGTTATTTTGATTTAGGCGCATACAATGTTTTAACAGTGTTACAAGGGATGATACAAGAAAAAATAAATCATATGCCAAAAGGTTTAGAAAAAACTTTAAATGAGGTGGAACTAAACATAATATGCTCATATGCATATTTAATGCAAGATGAGGTGAAAATGGCTAGAGATTTATTGCAAAAAGTACTAGAAGAAGAAGGTACTCCGGGTTTATTAAAAGCTACGGCATTAAGTATAGTCGCGGAAAGTTATATTTTCTGTAATCCCGATAAAGCATTTTATTATTTTGAGCTTTCACTTGTAGAGTTGAAGAAAATAAGAAATAACAAATCATTACTTAAAAGAAAATTAGTCGAAAACACCCTCTCTTTTTGTTGTATTATTCATAATATTCATGTAAAATCTGGATATATACATCATGACGCTGAAAGGGCGTTAAAGTATATACGTCAAAATAAGAATAGTGAAGCTTCTGCAATATTAAATCAGATTGATAATCGAACTGCGATTCAAGACTTTTATTTATCGATAGCAACAAATGATGAGAAACTGCGTAGGAAAGCATATCATCGATTCTTAAAAGACGGCAATTTATTCTACATAAAAATCTTTGATATCTTAAAGTGAGGGACAATGAGAATGAAAAAAATAGTAGCTAGTTTAGTTATTACATGTACACTTGCGTTATCGTTGTTATCTGTTGGTTTGGTATCAACTAAAGATAATAAAGCCGCTGAAAAAGTAAAAGAAGTACAAATAATGAAAATGGATCCGGGAACTTTAGGATAATAAAAGATTTAAAATGCCATTGCATCTAAGGATGTGATGGCATTTCGTACGTTTAAGGGGTTATTCATTTTCTTCATTTTGGGATTTCTGAATAATTAAGGGTGATGGAGGATGGGGTATATGGGGAATTTAATAAAAGAAAAATCAGATAGGGATGTAGTTGAAAATAAAATGGAAGTATTATTAGAAAAAATATATAAAGGTGATAAGGAAGCTATTGAAAAGCTGAATAAAATAAAAAAAGCGATGGTTAGCAATTAAGCTAGTTATCGCTTTTTCGTTATAACTCATTTTTGATTAAATTAATTATCTCTTCACGCTTTTTTGGATCGAGGTCGTTAATTTGAAGCATAATTTCTTTGAGATCATCTTTTAATGATTTTGACTCTGTTGAATTTAAACTTTTATATTCAGAGAGTCCCATGATATAGTCTGCTGACACTCCAGATAAACGAGATATTTTTTCAACGGTCTCTCTAGATGGGTTTCTATGGCCATTTTCGTATAAAGAAATCATGGTTTTTTTAGCATTTATAGCTTCTGCGAATTCAAGTTGACTCATTTTAAGAAGTTCTACCCGTATCTCTTTAATTCTAACACCAATTATATTTTTACTCATTATAAATCCTCCCCTTAAAATTCATTGATTATAGTCAATGAATTCCCTATATAGAATGTATCAAAAAGGTTTGCTACAAGACAACTAAAATTTTTTGAATTAAAAAAGGTTGCTTGAAGCAAACCTTTAGTATATACTCAAATTAACAAACAAGATGAAGGTGATGAAATGATGGTACTTGATACGGAAAAAGTTAAAATCTTAAGGACGAATCTTGGATATAGTCAAAGTTATGTTGCTGAAAAGATAGGTTATCGAAACAAATCGATCTATTGTAATTTAGAATTAGGTAACAGACAGCCAAGTATAACTAAATTAGTTAAGTTAGCAAAATTTTTAAATGTGACAACAGAGGAAATTTTAAAGGAGTCAGAATAAGACGACTTATTTTTTTACCTAAAAGTTTGCTTGAAGCAAACAAAGTATTATACTTCATAAAATATTTTTACCTTTAATCAAAATTTCATAAGTAAATTACAGATATAAAGGAGCGAAAAAAATGGGATTAGATCAATTTATTAAAGAATCTATCCGTGAAGTTGTAAGAGAGGAAATTAGATCAGCAATAGCTGACTTACAACTACAATCACAACCAAATAAGGTTATGCGAGTAAAAGAAGCGGCAGCTTACCTCAACATTGCTGTTTGTAGAATGTACGAATTAGCAAATCATCCTAGGTTTCCAGTAATAAGAGAAGGGCGTAAACTTCTTTTCTTGCAAAAGGATTTAGAGGCTTGGCTTGAAACACAAAAGGAGGCGGACTAGTGGAAGATACAATATCATTAGCCATATTTGGATTGTCAATCACAAGTGGTTCATGGCTACTTTATGTTACTTATGAGCCAATAAGAAAATGGGCTTGGAGTAATGTAGAACAAAATAAAAAGACCCATGACAGTGGGTCTTTTAGAAAAAACAAATTTCTATAAGAATACCATGGAAAGTAGAGAAATAGTACATGAATTTAATTGAATATCAGGTGCTATTATCTAATAAATTTGGGGGCTTAGCAAAAAGCAAATAGTTGAGCAGTATTTCAAAAATGGTTATTCGCATTATGAAATTCAAGGAATCATCAAAAGTGGACAAGCATATGTTGCAGTTTGTACGAGGAGGTAAACAGGTGGCAACATTTCGAGTAAATAAAAGTAAAAATTACACAACCATTAATAACACAGGTCTTCGAGATGAACGTTTAAGTTGGAAAGCAAAAGGGATATTGGCTTACATTTTATCGTTACCAGATGATTGGGTGTTTTATATGGAGGAAATATCTACTCATGCAAAAGATGGAATTGATAGTTTAAGGGTAGGAATGAAAGAACTGAAAAAATACGGTTATGTTAGAAGGTTTCCTGTAAAAAACGAAAAGGGAAAGATAACTAACTGGGAGACGATTATTTATGAAGTTCCACAAGTGGAGAATCCACATATGGAAAAACCACAAGTGGAAGTTCCATTTGTGGAAAATCCAACACTACTAAGTACTAAAGAACTAAGTACTAATAAACAAAATACTAATATACAAAGTAGTAGTAGCATCTTCTCTTTCTATGAAAATAATTTCGGTATTTTAAATTCGTTCATAGCCGAAAATATTTCACAATGGGTAAACGACACAAGCGAAGAACTTGTACACGCAGCTATGGAACGTGCTTTGAAACAGCAAAAGAAATGGAATTATGCTGAGGGCATTTTAAAACAGTGGGTTAACAATAACGTGAAAACCTTAAAAGATGTTGATGCTTTAGAAACGGAATATCAACGAAATAAAGGAGTGAAAAAACGTGTCGGAATCAATCGGAAGAGTGATGACTCGGATAGTGAATACATCGGCTTGTAGTGAAGAAACAGAAGGGTATACATGTGAACACTGTAATAAATATATCGCGGCAATTACTGTAGAAGTTCCGCAGTTACGTATTAAAAACAAAATACTCCCTACATGTGAGTGTGTTGTAGAACGTGAAGAAGCAAAAATACGTGAAGCTCAAAATTTTGCTAAGAAGAGAGAAATAGAAAAGTTATTCAGCATTAGTAACTTAGGAGAAAGGTTCTCCAAAAGTACATTTGAATCGTTTCTAAATAGAAATGGATCAGAGACAGCTTATAAAGTTGCAGTGAAATACGTGAAGACTTTTAAAGAGTGGAACGGGGAATCGTTAATGCTTTGGGGAGAACCTGGTAATGGAAAAACACACTTAGCAGCCGCGATTGTAAATGAGCTTTCTAAAAAAGGATACATTGTCGTATTTCAAAGCGTTCCAGAATTATTACAACGTATTCGCAGCACATTCAATAGTGAAAACAAAGAAAATGAAACACAAATTATGAGAGCACTTTTAGAATGCGACTTACTTATATTAGATGATATTGGAGCAGAAAAAACTACGGAGTGGGTAGAAGAAAAATTGTTCAATATTATTGATGGGCGGTATAGAAAAGAACTCCCTACTCTATATACGAGCAACTTAGAACCTAAAGAACTGAAAAACCAAGTCGGGAAACGTTCGTATGACCGAATGGTTGAGACAAGTCTAACAGTAAAAAATGAAGCCGCTAGCTATAGAAGAGAGATAGCGAAGCAACGTTTACAAAGGTTTATCGAAGCATAAAAGGAGGAAATAAAAATGTGCGTATTATGTCATGATACAGGGATTATTCGTAAAGAAACTTATCCAGGTGTAATTGAAACGAACGGTTGTAATTGTGAAGTGGCAAAGCGACAGCAAGCGGAAAACGATAAGCGTTGGCAAGAATGGTTAATAAAATTTGAATCAATGAAACAAGAATTAGAAAGAAGCAAACAACAAAAAGCTAGTTAATAAGAAAAGGAGGATTTCAGTCGTATGAAGCCTACGAAAGTTGAAATCGATGTTACGGATAATAGAATTTATGTGGTTAAAAATGGTGAGGTTACTCCGCTGAATCCTCCAGCAACTGGATTTGGAGAACAAATAATTACTTGGCAAGGCGGAAAAGTTGATCGTGTATCAACTACAATCACTGAAAAAATTAAATAATTGGGGATGCGATTATGAAGCAATTAACTATTGATGATGTTGTAGGTAGTTTCGACTACAATGCGATAAGTACCAGTGAAAAGTTTTTGAATCCAAGCTATGAAGTACATTTCTATGATAAAGAGGAACGGCAAAAGATGGATTGTTTTGATGCTAAAACTGAAATCGAGGCTTGGAATGCAACAATAGAAGAGCATGGAAAAGGTATTCAGAAGATTAGGGTAACTCATTCGAATCGTACCAGAGCTGAATTTCTGGCGCTGGATTAGGAGGGACAATTGATGGCTTTCAATCGTTGGTTAACTGATGAGGAATATCAGCAAGCTGAATCAAACAGTATTAGTAGAAGAGTTCTTTACATGAGGATGTACAGATACGGTTGGGAATTGCAAGAAGCATTAACTACACCACCAAGAACATATTGGCATATGGGCGAGGGGAAACACAATAAATGGCTAAAATTAGCTGAAGAAAATGGAGTTAATTCAAGTACTTTTTATAGCAGGGTAAATAATGGTTGGGACCCTAAAGATGCGGCAAATATTCCGACGCGTAAACAAATTGACAGGAAGGAACTTGTTAAGATTGCTGAATCCAATGGCATAAGCGTAAGTACTTTCAGATCTAGATTGAGTTATGGATGGGAACCAATAAAAGCAGCTACAACGCCAGCTAAGTCCAAAAATAAAAATATTAGTTAAGAGGAGCAGATGAAAATGAATGTTATGGAAAACGGTGTATTGGAAGCAACAAAATTAATCAGCGAAGCGAAAAAGGAAGATCAAGCTATAAAAGAAGCTACTGTTTTACAAATCGCAAGCAATTTATCAATCGGTGAATTAAACGATTATCAGGAAGCAACTTTACGTACCTGGAATAACAAAACTGATTTTGGAGGACGTGTTTCAAATGCAGCTTTAGGACTTACAGGCGAAGCTGGTGAAGTTGCCGATATTGTTAAAAAAGCAATTTATCATGGACATGGTTTTCAACCATCGCATTGTCCAGGAGAAGAGGACGGAAACACTTATAAGTTAGCCTTAGAGCTTGGAGATACTCTTTATTATTTATCAATTATGGCGCACGAACTGGGATATACGTTACAAGATATTGCTGAAATGAATATTGCAAAATTGGCTAAAAGATACCCGGATGGATTTAGGCGAGAAGCAAGTCAAGTACGTGTTGATGTGAAATGAAAAAGGCTAGGATTTCTCCTAGCACTCAAGCATAAGTCGTATGGAAAGCAAGTATTGTGCAAATCAGGTATTTGCAAATTCATTATATAACGTTTATTGGGTAGAAAGGTTGGATAATAGCAATCTTTACTTAGGTTTTACATGATATTGAAGTTTTTGATAAAGACCAAATTTGAATTTTATTAAAAAAGACACTGCTTCACATTGTCCTAATTTATTACGAGAGTTTTATGAGGAAACTTAAATAGGTGATTTTAAGTTTCTCTATAATATATGAAACTGAGGTTAAAAAATCACTTGTTTTTTAACGAGTTTAATGAATATTTATATGTGATGAAATCTTTGTTAAAAATATTTTGTACTAATTGGATAGTTTCAGGATCATAAAAACTATCATAGGTTGGGAGGCGTGGGAATAAAGGATCCGTAATATCAGCATCTGCAAAATTACCTTTAAAAATTGCCTTGTCCTTCTGGTAATGCCATGATTTGGTCAGTATGTGTAAAGGAGAAGTTTTCAATTGATATATTTGTTCCAGATGTACAATTTCGTTAGAAAAATTTTCGAGGTAGATATAATTTGTAACAAACTCCTCTTCATCTGGTACATATTGCTGCATGAAGTGTGGATCTACTTGTTCTAAATCTGTCATTTGTGTTTTTAAGTAATAGAGAAAGATTTTAAATGAAATAGGCTTATTACAATTATCATCACCATAATAAAAACGTCGGATGGGCTTCCATGCTGGGTTTTCTATGTAAGGGGGAGCGATTAGTGAGAAGAATGAACTTACAGCTCTTGTATATGGATTTCTCACTAGTTTATAGGTGTTTTTTCTTTCTGTATATAAAGCTGCAGCTAGTTCAATAAAATAGTCTGAGGAGTTTTTATATATTTCATTTTCGTAATGATGGATGAAAGAATTGTACTTTATGGCTTGTTTAAATAAATTAATTTGATAAAAAAACCAATGTGCAAGGGAGGTACAACCACTTTTTTGACTCCAAAATAAAATCAAAGGGAAGTTAGGGTTAAAGTGGGGAACGCGTCCATAATTAATAATATTTGAAATAGACATTTTTACCCTCCATTTAATTAAGGGGAATTATTTTTAGTATATGGGAAAAAACCCTGGCATATGAACAAGAGATTTTGGGTTGTATGCAGAAGAGAACCTAAAGCTGATTAAGAAGCATGAATACGAGTTATAAAAAGTGTTATTTTATAGAAATTCAAAAAGAGTACATATCGAATATGTACTCTTGAAAAAAGGAAGTGTATATAAGTGATGAAACACTATACTACAACATATGCTTGTCTCATTTAAAAGTGCAAGGAATATAACAAAATAGTTATTTTAATAAAAAACGGGCAAATGAGGGGAGTGAAAGAAAAAGAGCCCTTTACATAAAGGGTTCTTCTGGTGATTTAATCTATCAATTACATTCGTGGTAATATTCATCATATGAATCGTTATTATCGTTACAGCATATACAAAATGTTTTTTGAACAAATAAACTAACTACACTAGTAGAACCTTCCTGCTTTGTAAGAGTAAGACTTTGAAAGTCTTCAACTTGAAATATTTTTGTTTGAACAGGTTGTAATGTAGTAGTAATCGGTATGCTAGACCTTCTTGTTAGAATAGTTACTTGAACGGGTGCACTCATACCGACAACGAATAACTGAATTAATGTTTTATTATGGTTGTTTGTAAAATCCTCAAATACAGTTTGTGGAGCGGTAGTTTCAAGGAAAACAGATAAAGGTATATTTCCATTTGCATTTTCTGCAGAACCAGCTATCGTATGAGTTTCAATAAAACATTTGTTTTTTTGATCGTTCGAATGTGATTGGTTTTTATAATATTTTTTACCATCTTTATAAAAGTAATCAGCCAAATGAATTTAAAGCTCCCTTCTTTTAGATATCTATATAGTCTATTTAATAAAGCGAATTAGTGCTTGTACAACATAATAAAATCCGCACTCATAATTACCTGGAAATGTTATTTGAAAAATAAAGAGCGCCATTCAAGACGCTCTCGGATAAAAAATAATATTGAAAAAGAATACCACATGGTATTTTATGTATGTTTTTTAGATAAGTGTAATTAAAAATAAAATCTTTATTTAAATAAAAAGAGCGCTAATCGAGAGCGCTCCTTATAACTTATTATAACGACAGTGACGAACTCACATTATATAGAAAGGCACTATTATAGTATGTCATAGTATGAGGTTAGTGAATGAATTTAAATAAAATCTTTATTTAAAAATTAAAGAGTGGTTTTTAAGGGGCTCTCTGACTAAGAGTTATTTTAAATTTTTTATGTTTTTGAAGCATTTAAGTAATAATTTTGTTTAAGACTAAGACAATTTCTTATTAGTAATACCGATTTGTTTCAGTAGACATGGCAATCGCTTTTGTTTCATGAACCGTACCATAGGGATGCTCTGGAGGTGCATATATAGAGTAAATTTTAAGTGGTGTATTCCCCATATTGATTACATTATGCCATTTTCCAGCAGGTATCATAATTGCATATTCATCATAGACCATTTCTTGAAAATCTAATTTATCTTTGCTATCACCCATTTGAACGAGTCCTTGACCTTCTTCAATACGTATGAATTGATCAGTTGTAGGGTGTACTTCTAAACCTATGTCATCGCCAACATTAATACTCATTAAAGTTACTTGTAAGTTCTTTCCTGTCCAGATAGCGGTTCGGTAAGTATTGTTTTGTTTGGTGGCTTGATTAATATTCAAAACAAATGGTCTAGTTCCATAATCTGTTAATCTGAAATTTTCACAATAAGGATATCGGTTGTGGTCCAAAGCGTTATTGTTGTAACTGTAATAATAAGGATTCCAAGCGTAAATCCAATTATTGTTATTCCAGATGCTATCCATTGAGCTTTGACATTGATAATAACGTGGATGATATTGCATATCCAAGCTCCTCTCATGATTTTATCATTTCCTGTTTATCCTATGCTGTTGTCTATTTATAGGAATGCAGAATAAGAGGAAATGGGCAGTAATAAAAAATACAAACAAACTTTATTATTTTTTCCTGGAAAAATAAAAGTAATAAGTGAATAAAGGATGTACTATTGGTATAAAAAACTTAATAAAATCTTTATTTGATGCATAAGAAAAAAGACAACATCCGAAGGGGATGTTGTCTCAACAAATGTAAAATTCTATGAAAGAAAAGAGGAGATACAATAATATATGCTTGTCCAGTTTAAATGTGAAAAGATTTTAAAATTAAAGAGCGCCAATTGAGAGCGCTCCTTATACCTCATTATAACGACAGTGACGAACTCACATTAAATAGAAAGGCACTATTATTGTATGCGGAAGTATAAGATTAGTGAATGGATTTAGAGAAAATCATTATTTGAAAGTAAATAAAAAAAGAGCACACATATAAGTGTGCTTCTAGACTAAAAGGTTTGAACGTATGGACTGGAGTGCCCTACACAATAATATATGCTTGTCTGATTAAAAGGTGAAAAGTTTTTTATAAAAACGCTATTTGATAAAGGTTTAAAAATACCATATGTATCCTATAAAAAATATGAATACAACTAAAAGCATAAATAGAAAATATTTAAAGAATTTGAGTAATGTTTTCATTGCTTAACTCCAAATTTTTTAGCTATTTTATGTGAATAAGTAGATTTTTATACAATAAAACAGCTAGCGTGATTAGCTAGCTGTTCTGGTAAAAAAAGAAAACGGCGCTTATTAAATGTTACTGGTGTAATTGCGAATTACAACCATAGTATGAGCAGAAGCGAAAATGTTATGCAAGAAAGTTAAATAAAAATTTCATTTTGTCATAAATAAAAAGGCGGTTGTTTCCGCAACCACCTTTTTATAAAACAGAGCAACTTTTTCAAATATAAAATATGAATGATATTGGAAAAAGTTATAGGAATTAGGCCTATTTTTATAATTAAAGTGACGAGCTCAAATAATAAGAAAGGACTGATTTATTGTACGGAATATTGTTGGAAATGGTTACAAATAAAAGAGCAGCTAGCAAAAGCTAACTGCTCTGGTGAATAAGAAGAACGAAATAGTCATTCGTATTCAACCTTGGTGTATTTATATTGTTAACATATGTTAGGTATTTATTCAATACAAGGGCGGATAGCGAAAGCTAACTCATTATACACGTGACAAGAAAGTACTTACTAACATCAGTGAAACCCCAATAAGGATCAAAAACTTGACTGTTATTAAGAATTTATTTCTTTCTAAGTCTGTTTTTTTATAATCCGCTATAAATGACAATAAAGTGAGAATTCCTATGATGATAAATATTACAGTACGAAAGGAATCGTTCATTTTATCACCTCAAGTGTTAGGATAATTTAATTATATACTAATTACCATTCTGTAGAAACTTGATAAAATAATCCTTTTGTTTATAGAAAAACAAGCTACCACGTTTCATTGATTGGAAATCTTTTCTAAGGTATTCTTAAGAGGATGGGAATAGAAAGAATATCTGTGAGAGGAAAGTGATTAATTTATGTTAGGAAATTGGTTTGATAAATTAAAAGAACCTAAATGTATGCATAGATATAAACTTATTAAAAATCATGACAATGAAGATTTTAAAACTGGTAAGATGGGGATAGTTAGTTATTATAAATGTGAAAAGTGTGGGAAAGAGAAGGAAATTAGCAAATATACTAATGATGTTAATAGTGACTATTGGGATATTTAAAATAACATTCGAATATAGTCCGGCTAGAAAACTAGAGGACACCAATTCATTAAAGCAGCAATTAAAGCTGTTTTAGGAATAGGTGTCCTTTTTATTTTGAAAAGGGAGATGGGGAAATATGAAGGCACTAAAAGACCAATTACGTGAGTGGGAAAAGCAATCGAATCAAGCAAAAAAGAAAACTAAGAAAAAACGAAAAGAGAAGTTAAGCACTCGTGACATTGAAGGTTTAATGGGGATTCACGGACCACGTTATGAACGTAGACGTGGAGCATTAAGACAAAAGTAATCTAAAAATAAAAAGGAGTGGTCTTACATGACTAAACAATTATCTTTCTTACCAAAAATCGATAGAACAGCGACACAAGAGGAATTAGAAGGTGTGTTGGAAAGCGTACGTATACATAGACAATTTGGGATGATACGTAAAGAAATGAAGATCACTCCTTCTTATGAAATACGTGAACACGGTCCTACACATGCAGTTGGTAACCCGTTAGAAGATGTTGCTATAGTAAATATTCAACAAAGCAAAAGAGAAGAGTGGCTTGAAAAAATGTCATTACGTATTGATCAGTTTCTAAATCGATTAGGAAACGGACGTGCAGGAAGTATTCAAAGAGATATTATTTATAAACGTTATTTAGAAGAAGAGGATGTGTGTGACTACATGGTTTATAACGAGATAGGGATGTCAGAGCGCACTTATCGACGTTGGAAGTCTAAAGCGTTTTATAAACTTGCTTTTGCACTAGGATTAGAAGTTTATGAGACAGAAGAAACTGGAGGTAATAAATAATGAATTTTGTTCAACCGATACGTGATCCAGAGCAAATACAACAAATTAAAGAATATCTAAAAGAAAAGAATGAACGCAATTATATTTTGTTTGTAATGGGAATTAATACAGGTCTACGTATTAGTGATATTTTAAAACTGAAGGTTGGAGATTTAAATGGCAGCCATATATCAATGCGTGAAATGAAGACAGGTAAGCAGAAACGAATTCAGATTACTGCAGCATTAAGAAGAGAGTTAAAGTGGTACATTGAAGATATGGAAGACTATGAGTATTTAATTAAGAGCAGACAAGGAAAGAATCGACCAATCGGAAGAAGCATGGCATATAAAATACTTAGTACCACAGCAGCAAAGTTTGGTTTAGAAGAGATTGGGACACATACATTACGTAAGACATTTGGATATCATATGTACATGCAGACAAAGAACATAGCTTTGCTGATGGAGATATTCAATCATTCAAGTGAACGAGTAACGTTAAGATATATAGGAGTAAACCAAGATGCAATGGATAAAGCAATGACTAGGTTTAAAATCTAATCATTGCTTTTTTTGTTCAAGGATAGCAACACATGCTTATCGACTTAAGAACAGAAACTTACGCTTGAACATAAAATCAAATTTAGATGAGTAAAGCTATTTCAAGTGAATAGAATCCACTCTTTAAGAATACATAAAAAATATATATACAAGCGTAGTCTAATCACTACATCATTGGCGAAAGTAGAATTCTATAAATTTTGGAGGAAGAGATATGCAAAAAAAGGTTCTCCTGTTTACAGATTTAGGGATTGATGATGCATTTGCTATACTCTACACCTTTTTTCGTAAAGACATTCAACTTGTAGGAATCGTGGCCGATTATGGAAATGTATCAAGAGAAAATGTAATAAGAAATATTAACTATTTAAAGTACATTGCGGGAAGAGAAGAAATACCTGTATTCCTTGGTGCTTCTGTACCATTGACAGGTATATTGACTCAGTATTTCCCTGAGGTACATGGAAAAGTTGGATTAGGACCTATTATTCCACCTGAAATTTCATCTCCAGTTTATCCTTTAAATGATATTTATCAAATTATAGAATCGAATTTAGAAGAACTTACAATTATCAATTTAGGAAGACTTTCTTCACTAGCTACAACTTTTGTATTGAATTTAGAAACAATGCGAAATGTAAGAGAATGCATTTGCATGGGGGGAGCTTTTTTCTATCCAGGTAACGTAACTGCTGTGGCTGAAGCTAATTTTTACGCAGATCCTTATGCAGCAAACTTAATTCTGCAACATGCAAAGAACTTGACAATTATTCCTTTAAATGTGACCCAACATGCGATTGTTACACCCGAAATGGTCCAGCAAATTGATGCATTTCATCGGAATACACAGGATCTTGCAGGGCTTATCATTAAACCTATGTTAGATTATTATTATAATTTTTACTCCAAGTCTAATCCAGGTATAAGTGGAAGTCCTATGCATGATTTTGTAACAGTGTGGTATTTGCTAAATAGGGAGGCTGTTAGCCTTTCGAGAGTACCCATTAAAGTAATTCCTGATCAAGGGGAAGGGTTTGGTCAAAGCATTGCAGACTTTCGTTTTGTTACTAATCCAGGCTATAAAACGCATAATGTAGCTTTTCAGTTTGATTATGAAAGGTTCAGGAAGGATATTATGGAAACGTTCTTAAAGAAGAGAGTGTAAAAGACTTTATTCATTTTATTTAACTCATAGGAATTCAACTTTTTAGGTTGAAATTCTCTTAGCATACAAAATTTTTGGAATTCTGGCTGTATTTCACCACTATCAAGCTAATAAAATAAAATCCTGCTAAAAATAAAAATCCACTGACTATTTAAAGTAATTAAATGCAGTGGATTTTTATTTTTGGAGTACATTAAAACTGTAAATTGGTGGCCATGTTATTCTACCCCATTCTATACAGTTACTCATTTTTATTGTGTTGTGTAACTCAAAAGAGGAAGTGTTATGAAGCTATGGATATCAAAGGCTGTAGCATTTAGATTAGTTACACAAAATATAAGATATGGGTAAGTGAGAAGAAGATTTGTATGTTAGGATTTCTAATAAATGATAATATAGAGATGTTAGTTTAAAGATGATTCATTGATAGGAGGGTAGTTATTATGTGGATGGTTAATATGTGGGAACAATTATGGAGTTACCTTGTAGAAAATGGACCAGTGTTAGCATTTACTGGAACTATGATTACATTGTTAGTAAATCTATTTACGACAAGGAAAGATAAGAAAAAGAGTTTGAGAGCATTTATAAGTACGGACTTAATATTAGGGAATTTTGCACTTAATGGTTATCATTATGAGAAAGGTTCTAAGTTATTTATCACTAAAAAGTATGGAGAATTACGTGATGAATTAGATAAACTCTCGCTTACTAAAGAAGAATTAAGTAAAATTCCATGTTCATTTTTGAAGGTGAAAAACATAACGTCCAATCACTGTTTTGGTCCTAAAGTCGAAGTGAATATAATATCAGAAAGTAAAGAAATTAAAAGCATGATGTTTGATATCTACATGTTGCAAGCAAACGAAGAGGTATACATTCCATTACTCTCTGATGATGAAGATCAATTTACAGAAACTATTAAAGTTACATATAGCACGTTAGCTAATGAAGTTATGACGTATAAGAGTAAAGTAATTAGGGAAGACGGCCAGTTAGAACAAATAATAGAAAGTGTCTATGTAAAAGGATGGTTTAGAAATAAGGCAGTTATCACGAGCTTAGGTTCAAATTCAAAGTGGAAAGTCTTGAATTAAAATGAAATGAAAATAGTGGCAGAGTTGTGACCGCTTTTTGGCAGTAAATGTGCCGGTGGTTTTGGAATTAACGTGATATATTTGTATTGTGAGAAGTGGTGGAAAACATTTTTCACGTTCCTTTATAATTCAAATGGATCGTTAGGCTATGGGTGATGGTAGAGGATTAAATGAGATGTTGTTTCTTGTTTTCAATTCCAAAGTCAAAATCTGTTGTGTAAACGGGGAAGAGTTTTTGCTCTTCTTCCAGTTCCTTAATGATGTAGGTGTAGATGAGTGCAAAACATTAGGTAATTGGAAAAAGAATAAAACTTCACGTACCACAATTGAAGCATAAATAAATATTTGTAATAAAAGCATCCATTCGGGTGCTTTTATTTTTTGGAGGGAAAGAACTCAGGTGCATTCTTATGTTAAGAGCCGAAGTGATGGCTTCGACTCCAACATAAAGGTTTTATCATATTAAACAAGAGGCTGAATTGAGAAAAAGTTAATTATTGTATTCGATATTTAAAGAGATATTAATTTCTTCATTACAGTGAGGGCACTTCACCATGCCTTCTTTAGCTACAATTTCAAATTCTTTTTTACAATTTGTGCATTCTATTTCAGTTGTAATATCAGCTTTACCATCTTTAATTGCTTGTTCTGCTTGTTTTCTAACAGCTTTTTCAATATCGTCCATATTAAAGTTCACTTTGAATGACATAAGCTTCCTCCTAGGTATTAGTTAATTCAACCTCTTATGGAAATTATAACAAACTGAAAGAGTGATAGTTATGAAGAATATTAATTTAGTAACAAGAATTGAGATAAAAGGATTAGAAAGATTCAAAGAATTAGTAGAGGCGTTGAACAATCTTGAATTTGAAATTGTTGTACATGAAGTGAAACAGGAGGGTGATGAATAATGAAACTAACTAAACAAGAACAAGCGGTTGCAATTGGTACATTCATTTCAATGCTAGGACAAGACTTTGTAAATGATCGTATTGATAAACAGAAATTAGAAAGTGCAATTCCAATCTTTAACGAGTTAGAAGATAACACAACACCAAAGCAAAAGAGAGAAGCGATGATTAGCTTGCTTGGTAAGACAATGGATGAATTCTTAAAACAATAGCCATAAAAAAAGGAAAAGCAACTCGCATGGGGGCGAATCACTTTTCCTGATGGCAATGTTAATTTCATTATAGCAATTTGTATTTATTTGCAAATGTATAATCGGAATATTCTTTTAAAAGGGGTGAGACAGATGCAAGTCTACTGTCCCAACTGTAATAAAGGTTACAATATGCAACCGAAAGTAGCACAGCTTCCTAATCGTATTGAGAAATGTTACTTTACCTGTCACCATTGTGGCCATGAACATGTTGCTGCATATGTGAATGATAAGATTCGTAAACATCAAGCTGACATTGCAAAGTGTCATGAGCGTATTAACAAGAAGAACCTTGCTATTGAGGATGAGATGAAACGGTTGAGGAAGAGGATGGAAGATAAATGACACGACATTATTTAATCAAAGCATTAGGTAATTGGAGAGAGGAACAATGGGATGTTCTTGATACTCAGGGGATTAGGGAACTAGCTGTAGCTGGTGTGTAAGGGTTAATGAAAGGGTGAATCCAAATGGAGAAAGTTAAACTTATAGAAAAGAAACTTGAAGAAGGGAAGCTAAGTGTCAATGAAGCGAGACTGTTATTAGACTTGAAACCTATTGAGTTTTTAATGAAAGTTGCATGCAATCAAAGCGCGAATGCTATGTTAGATGATTGTAAACAAATGGATGTTGTAAAAGATGAGAACGAACCTTTATTGCAAATTGTACTCTCAGATATAGATTCATTACCAATAGTTCATTACAAAGGTAAACAGATTGATAGAAAGTTGCGTGTTGCATTTGATTGGGAGTCAAAGTCGGCTGATAAGTTTGATATGACATACATTCATGTTGAATATGTACCAGTTGATAACAAGCGTTTAAATACTGAGATCATTCAACATAATCATCCTATTGTGGAGTGATATGAATGCCAAGTAAACCATTCAAGCCGTGCAAGTCGCTAGGTTGTAACGAACTAACACGGGATAAGTATTGCGCTAAACATATCGAAAAGGAAAAAGAAACCGTAAGATATTATGACAAACATATTCGAAACAAAAGCTCACGTTCATTCTATAACTCAAAACCATGGAGAGTTATGCGTGAGTTTGTTTATCGTAGAGATCATGGTCTATGTGTTCAATGTAGAAGCAATGGCATCATTAAGATAGGTGATGTAGTCGATCACATCATACCTATTCGAGTGGATTGGTCAAAACGATTAGAACCATCTAATTTACAAACACTTTGTCATGCTTGCCACAATAAGAAAACAAAAGAAGATGAAAAGAAAAACAAAAAATAATTCGAAAGAAAAAATTCATAAACAACCCCCCACCATGAAAAAGCAAAAGGCGACTCCCTGTAGACCGCCGCCTAGCTTTCCGTGCAAAAAGTTCGTTTTATTCTATAAAAGGGGGTTCAGCCGAGGGAGGTGGTTCTCATAGGAAGGAAAGCGAAGCCGATTCATTTGCATTTATTAGAAGGTAATACAAATCGATTGACAAAAGATGAAATTGAGCAGCGATTAAAAGCCGAAAAACAGTTACAAGCAAAAAAGGACAAGGTAAAGCCACCAACGTGGTTAGATTCAGTTGCAAAGAAAGAGTTTAGGAGAATTGCTGGTGAATTGCTGGAGCTAGACGTTATTACAAACATAGATGTGAATGCATTAGCAACGTATTGCGATGCTTATTCTGACTATGTTGAATGCACCAAAATTATCCGAGAAGAAGGACTCCTTGTTGAATATACCAATAAGGCAGCTGAAACTAATAAAGTTCCACATCCACTACTTACAAAGAAGAAACAGTTGCATGAACAGATGAAGGCTTTGGCTGTTGAGTTTGGCCTTACACCAAGTGCACGAGCGAAAATTGTTATTCCAAATATAAAACAAGGTCCGAAAACAAACGTAGAGAAGGAGTTTGACGTATAACATGATCAGACAATGGGTGTTGGACTACTGTGATGATGTATTAAATGGTGAAGTTGTTGCTTGTCATAAGCATAAACAAGCTTGTAAACGATTTTTAAGAGATATTGAGCGTGAAGGTTCTGAAGATTTCCCATATGTTTTTAAGGAAGAAAAAGCGCTTCGTTTCTTAAAGTGGATGTCTCTTTTTAAACATACAAAAGGAAAATTAGCAGGTCAGAGAATTGAACCACATTCCATACAAATTTTTGTATTTAGTAATATTTACGGATGGGTTCATCGTAATACAGGATTAAGGCGATTTAAAAAGGCGTATTGGCAAGTTGGACGTAAAAACGCAAAGTCTCAATCTTTAGCGTGTGTAGGTTCATATGAAGCAATGGCATTTGGTGAAAATATGTCAGAAGTCTACATTGGTGCTACGAAAACAGAACAAAGTAAAATTGTCTGGAATGAAATTAAAGCACAAATGAATGGATGTGAGGATTTAAAAGGAAAGTTCAATATTGCGTATGGGAAAATTGAACACCTTAAAACGGATTCTTTTATTTCAGCGCTATCAAAAGATGCTGGAAAATCTGGTGATGGACTGAATGTTCAGTGCGGAATTATTGATGAATATCATGCGCACCCTACTTCTGAAATTTATGATGTTTTGGTGTCAGGTTCAGGGGCTCGTCCTAATCCACTCATGATGATTATAACGACAGCTGGTTTCAATTTGAGCCATCCTTGCTATCGTGTGGAGTATCAATATGTTTCTAAGATTTTGGACCCTAATATTGATATTGAAAACGAAGAATATTTTGTCATGGTTAATGAATTGGATAAAGATGATGAGATTACGAATTCAGAAGTGTGGGAGAAAGCGAATCCAATTTTATGTAGTTATGAAGAAGGACGTACTTTCTTAAAAGGAGAACTTCAATCAGCCCTTGATGTACCTGAGAAAATGCGTAATTATCTCACAAAAAACATGAATAGATGGGTGGATATGAAAGAAAATGGCTACATGGATATGCAAAAATGGAAAGAGTGCAAAGAAACTGTGGAATTATCCGAATTAAAAGGGTTGGAATGCACAGTAGGTGTCGATTTATCAGCAAAAATTGACTTAACAAGTGTAGATTTTGAATTTAAAAAGGATGATACGTATATCGTAATTAGTCATAGTTTTATGCCGGAAGATACGTTGCATGAGAAAAGAAAGACAGATAAAGTTCCGTATGATCTTTGGATACAACAAGGGTGGATTACAACAACGCCTGGTGCGGTAGTTGATTATGAATATATTAAAAAACATATTAAAACCATGGGAAAAGAGAATAAATTCAAAATAAAAGAAATATGTGCTGACCCTTGGAATGCAACGCAATTCATGCAAGACATGGAAGCGGAAGGATATACAGTGGTGGAAATACGTCAAGGAATGGCGACTTTATCAGGTCCTACAAAAGATTTTCGTGAACAAGTGTATCAGAAAAAAGTCATCCATAATAACAACCCTGTATTAAATTGGGCTGTTAGCAATGCTATAACAAAACAGGATGCTAACGAAAACATTATGTTGGACAAGTCAAAAGCAACAGAGAGAATCGACCCGATAGCGGCTGTTATTAACTCACATGTTCGATGCATGCTCAATTCTGGTGAAATGGACTTAAATTCATATATTTTAAGTCAAGATTTTTCATTCTAGGGGGAATGACATGCGATTCTTTATATTTTTTATAAGTATTTTAGAAGATATTCTATTCGTTTCGGGGTTGTCCATTATTGTAGGGACGACTTTTTTTATTAATCCGATTTATGGATGGTATCTGTTAGGAATTATTCTCACAATGTTGGGGGTGGTAATGATAAGAAGATAGAAAGGAGGTGAAACTTTTGATTTTTCGGCAGTTATTTAGAAATCAGGATACCACAGATTTGAAAAATCCTTCTCCCTGGTTTAAAAGCTTATTTGGCTATCAAGCCGCAAGTGGTGAAAAGGTAACAGTTGAATCATCTTTAGGTGTCCCAACAGTTTATCGATGTATTAATATCCTTGCAAATAGTGTTGCGATGCTTCCTTTTCAAACATTTAAAAAGACAGCGAAGGGAAGAGAACGGGATAAGGCGCATCAAGTGTCGTTTGTTTTGGAAAGACGTCCCAATCCTTACCAAAGCCCATTTAAATTTAAACATCTAATCGAAACACATCGCAATACATGGGGAAATGCTTATATAAATATTCATTGGGGTGTGGATGGAAGACCAAAAGAATTGTGGGTATTGAATCCGGCTGTTACAACCCCCAATGTGGACCTGAAGACAAATAAATTATGGTACTTTACTAGTTTGCCAGACGGTACACCTGTAAAAATACCTGATGATGACATTATTCATCTTACTACATTGTCTACTGATGGTTTAAAGGGGAAACCACCTATCCAGATTGCAAGAGAATCAATAGGCAGCTCACAGGCGGCACAAAAGTTTAAAGGTAAGTTCTTTACAAACGGTGCAGCGCATAGTGGGATATTAAAAACGCAACAAGCACTTGGCAAAGAGGCGAAAGATGTACTTCGTGATGCATGGGAAGAGGCAAATACAGGATTAAATAATGCTCAAAGGATTGCAATTTTAGATGCTGGTTTAGAATTTGAAAAGGTTGGAATGCCTTTGAAAGATGCCCAATTTATTGAGGGTATGAAATTTGATAAAGGTGAGATTGCGAACATCTTTAATATTCCTTTGCACATGATTAATGAGTTAGATCGTGCTACTTTCTCCAATATTGAGCAACAAGCGCTGGATTTTATTCAAAATACATTGAGTCCAATTCTTATTCAATATGAGGAAGAGTTTTCTTATAAAACATTTTCATTTAATGAGCAAAAACGATATTACTTAAAGTTTAATCTAACAAGTTTATTACGTGCTGATTCTAAATCAAGAGCAGAATTCTACAAAATTATGTTAGATGCTGGTGCTTTCTCAATCAATAAAGTACTAGAACTGGAAGATATGGATGGGATTGGGGAATACGGTGATAAACATCGTGTTGATTTAAATCATGTATCTATTGAGATTGCGGATGAATATCAATTAGCGAAAGCAAATGGAGGGGCACTACAGAAGGGAGGTGAGGACGATTAAAGACGTATTTACTATTAAAAATCAAACGGAATCATCAGCAGACTTATTTATTTATGGTGACATCATAAATAATACAGGTTGGAAATGGGATGATTCTGACATTATGCCTGATGATGTGAAAAATATCTTAGGGCAATTGGATGATAAAAGTAACCTTAATATCTATGTAAATAGTGGTGGTGGTTCTGTATTTGCTGGTTTAGCCATTTATAACATGTTAAAGCGCAATAAAGCACAAAAAACTGTTTATGTGGATGGTGTTGCAGCTTCTATTGCTTCTGTGATCGCCCTAGCTGGTGATCGTGTTGTTGTTCCTTCTAATGCATTCTTAATGATTCATAAGCCTTGGACATATGCAGCTGGAAATGCAATTGATTTCCGAAAAGCAGCAGAGGACCTTGATAACATCGAATCAGGAATCATGAATGTATACAAAGAGAACTTAAAAGAAGGGGTTGAAATTGAAGAAATTCAACAATTAGTAGATGCTGAGACTTGGCTAAGTGGTGAAGAAGCTGAAAAATATTTCAATATTGAAGTTGTGGAAGCGAAAGATGTTGCAGCATGCAGCAGTGATTACTTTGATAAATATCAAAAAACACCAAATAAGATTGTAGCAAAAGCTCCTTCTATTCCAAAGAAGGACAATAATGAACAATTAAAAATCCAAAATGCACTAGACCTGTTAGAACTATAGGTCTATTTTTTGTGCCAATATAAGGAGGAAATACCGAATGGATAAACGTGAACAAGAATTACGTCAAAAAGTTGCTGACTTAAAAGCGAAAGCAGAAGAGTTTAATAATAGCGGTAAATATGAAGAGGCAAAGGCAAAAATCGAGGAAGCAAAAAGCGCAAAAAATGAATTAGATAATTATTTAGCAATGATGCAAATTCAAGTTTCTGACCCTGTAAATTCACAAGCAGGAGTTTTACCTCCATCATCAGTTAAAAATGAAGACCCATCGTACAAAGAAGTATTTATGAAAGCTATCCGTGGTCAAAATTTAAGTCATGAAGAAGCAAGCGTTATGCAGGAATACAAAGCGGCCTTATCTGAGAATTCAGGTAAAGATGGCGGCTATATTGTTCCAGAAGATATTACGACAACTATTAATCAATTAAAACAAACGGTTGATAGCTTAGAACAATATGTAAATGTACAACCTGTATCAACAAACAAGGGGGCTCGTACACTAGAAAAACGTGCAGCATCTACACCTTTTGCGCCATTATCTGAGTATGGTAAACCAAATGCAATGCAAGAAATTGCTTCTCCTGAATTTGATCGTTTATCTTATTCTATTGAAGATTACGCAGGCTTCTTACCGGTGCCAAATGATTTATTAGATGATACAGATCAAGCTTTAGAAGAATATTTACGTCAATGGATCGCTAAAAAATCTATTGCTACTCGTAACTACCTAATTTTACAAGAACTTAACAAATTGACAAAGGTAGATTTTGTGGATTACAAAGGCATTAAAACAGCATTAAATGTTACATTGGACCCAGCTTTTGCAGCCGGAGCTAATATTTTCACTAACCAAGATGGATTCAATTACTTGGATCAATTAGAAGATAAAAATGGTCGTCCGCTTCTTCAACCAGACCCAACAAATCCAACACGTAGTTTATTGTCAGGAAAACCGGTAATTACTTTATCAAATAAAACAATCGCTACAGATAAAGATGGGAAAGCGCCTTTCATTGTTGGTAATTTAAAAGAAGCCATTATTCTTTGGGATAGAAAACAGTTATCTATTGATATGACCAAAGAAGGCGGAAATGCTTGGAGAACAAATACTTCTGAGTTCCGAGCGATTGAGCGTGAGGACGTTACATCATGGGATACAGAAGCAGTTGTGTATGGACAAATTACGGTTGCACCTAAAACAGGAGCTTAATAAAGTAGGAGGTGTCCTTCTTGGTACTAACATTAGAGGAAGCGAAAAAGTATCTTCGTGTGGATGGTGATGAGGAGGACGATCTCATTACATCTTTCGTAATAGCAGCTGAAATGTATATTAAGAATGCCACAAGTAAAAATGTAAATTTAAAAAGCGAGCTTGCTAAATTAGCAGCTCGTATTTTAATTGCTCATTGGCATGAAAATCGGGAAGCGGTTGGAAAAGCTGAACAACTAGCATTTAGTTTGCAGTCAATATTAGTCCAATTGCAATATTGTGTAGGTGATTCCATATGAATCCAGGTAAATTAGATAAACGTCTTACATTCCAAATAAAAGACGATGATGCAAGGGGCCCAGACGGTGATCCGATAGAAGGTTATAAGGATTCTTTTACTGTATGGGGCTCTTTTACTTTCTTAAAGGGACGAAAATACTTTGAAGCAGCGGCAGCTAATAGCGAAATCCAAGGCGAAACAGAAATTCGATATCGTGCTGATGTGAACGCTGATATGAAGATTAAGTACAAGAACGTAATTTATGACATTATTTCAGCTATTCCAACTGAAAAACATACATTATCAATCATGTGGAAGCGTGGTGGAATGAATGGCTGATGGTGTGGATTTATTAGGGTTTGATCGTTTGATTTCCGAATTAGAACAAATGGGTCTACGTGGGGAAAAGATTGAAGATAAAGCCCTTGCAGCTGGTGGTGAGCAAATTCGAAAAGCCATTGCGGAAAGAAGTGAACCAAGGAGTTCAAGTCCTAAGAAACCGTCCAAAAGTGAACCTTGGCGTACAGGCCAACATTTGCTTGATAATATACGAGTTACGAAGGCGCGAATGGAAAATGGTGTAAAAACGATCAAGATTGGAATAGACAAAGCAGACCGTTCTCCATATTTCTATGGAAAGTTTTTAGAGTGGGGCACTTCTAAAATGCCAGCACATCCATTTATAGAACCAGGTTTTAACGCTTCTAAAGCGGATGCGGTACGTGCTATGACAGATATCTTGAAGAATGAAATGAGGCTGAATTTATGATAAATTTACGCCCTGAAATTGTACAAGCTCTTGAAAATAATCAGGAGCTTGTTTCTTTATTAGGTGGAAAACGTGTGTATTATCGTAAAGCCAAAAATGCTGAAGAGTTTCCACGTATTACGTTTTTTGAATTAGACAATAGGCCAGATGGATTTGCAGATAATGATGAAAGCGAAAGTGAAATCACATTCCAAATCGATATTTGGTCAAAAGGTAGTACAACAGCAATCCACCAAAAAGTGAATGAGGTCATGAAAAGTATTGGTTTCTCACGTTATAAGGTTGCTGATTTATATGAAGAGGATACAAAAATTTTTCATTACGCGATGCGATTCGCGAAAGGAGTGGAGTTATAGATGGCTGGAGAAGTTATTAAAATTAGTTCGACTGTCGGTGTAGATAGTCTTGTTTATGCAAAGTCATTGAAAGATGACGCAACAGGTGTTGATTACAGTACGGTTAAAAAAATGGAAGGTGCAGTAAAGGTTAAAACATCTAAAAAAGTAGCTACCGAGATTATGTGGAGCGACAATAAAAAATCGGAAATTGCTGAGTCTGATGGTGAGGTTGAGGTTGAAATTGAAGTTCGAGGCCTGTCATTATCAACAAAGGCAGACATTGAAGGATTTCCAGAAGTTACAGATGGTGTATTAGACGAAAAACGTGAGGGTGAAAAGCCATATTTAGCAATTGGATGGCGCTTTTTAAAGGCTAATGGAAAATATCGATATGTTTGGTTATTAAAAGGGAAACTTTCACAAGAAGAGGAAGAAGCTGAAACTAAAAAAGATAAGCCAAACTTTCAAACAACTAAACTGAAAGGTTCATTTATTGAACGTGATTTTGATGATAGAACTAAATTCACAGCGGATGAAGATGAACCTACGTTTACAAAAGCTATCGGAGATAATTGGTTTAAAAAGGTATATGAAAAACCTGTGGTACAACCACCAGCAGGAAAGTAAGAGGGAGCAAAAGCTCTCTCTTTTTTATTAAATTTAGGAGGAAAAAACTATGAAATTAACCTTAATGATTAATAAAGAAAAACAAACTTTTAATATGCCGGAATTTATTCCAGCCCGCCTTATTCGTCAGGCTCCTGAACTTGCTGAAATCCCAAACAATCCTGGTCCAGAAGATATGGATAAAATGGTTCAATTCGTGGTGAAAGTTTATGATGGTCAATTTACATTAGATCAGTATTGGGATGGTATTGATGCCCGTAAATTCTTATCGACAACTTCAGATGTAATTAACGCAATTATAAATGAAACTGTGGAAGCGGCTGGGGGGAGCACTGGATCTAAAGAAGAAGAAAACCCAAACGCATAGAGGGAGGAGGGCTAACGTTCAGTGAGTTTATGGACGAGCTCTACCTCTCTTTATTACGTCAAGGGTATAAACATCATCATATCGATAATGAAATGGATATCTGTCATTATTTAAAGCTGAATCAAAAGAATCGTGAACAAGGTGATTCAAATAGGGAAAATGCAAGCTCTAATGAAATAGAAGTTCCGGCAGAAAACATTATTTAATGAGGGGGTGAGACTATGGCAAATGAAATGAATAATTTGGTCGTTAGGCTTTCTCTTGATAATGTAAACTTCCGACAAGGTATCGCAAATTCAGGACGTGCAGTCAGAACATTACAGAATGAATTAAAATCTGTAAGTACAGGTATGGGTGGTTTTGCTAACGCTAGTCAACAAACGCAAGCCAAAATGAATACACTCAGCAGGCTCATTGATGCGCAAAAAGAGAAAGTTAAAGCATTACGACAAGCCTATGATCAAAATAAGGCTAAATTAGGTGAAAATGATGCAGCAACCCAACGATACGCTTCGCAAGTTAATAAGGCAGTTGCTGATTTAAATAGATTTGAAAATGAACTCAAACAAGTGAATCGTCAGGCACAACAAACAGCACTGGATAAATTAAATAACTCATTGAAGTCTTTACAAGCTGAATTCCAAGCGGTTACAACAGGAATGCATGGATATACCAATGCATCTGAACAGACCCGAGCGAAAATTGATGTGCTATCTCGTATGATAGATAAACAAAAAGAGAAAATTAGGGAACTTCAACAAGCCTATAATCGTGCTAAAACAGAAGAAGGCGAAGCGAGTCAATCAGCACAAAGATACGCTGAACAAATTCATCGGGCAACAGCTGAACTGAATCGATTTGAAACTGGATTACAGCAGTCAAATCGTGAATTAGAACAGCAAGGTAATCGCCTATTGAACTTCGGTAATCGCATGGAGACATTAGGTAATCATTTGCAAAATGCTGGAATGCAGATCGGCATGGTATTTGGTGGTATGACTTACGCAATAGGTCGGGGTTTAAAATCGGCTGTGGAAGAATCAATGAATTTTGAACAACAAATGGCTAATGTGAAAGCTGTATCGGGTTCTACTGGCGAAGAAATGAAAAAGTTAAGTGAATTGGCTGTTAATATGGGAGAGACAACAAAATACTCCAGTGTTCAAGCAGGTCAAGGTATCGAGGAATTAATAAAGGCTGGTGTTAGCTTACAAGATATTATTAACGGCGGATTGGCAGGTGCCCTTAACTTAGCGACGGCAGGGGAATTAGAGTTAGGTGAAGCAGCCGAAATTGCTTCCACAGCTCTGAATGCATTTAAAGCAGACCATCTTTCAGTTGCGGATGCAGCCAATATTTTATCTGGTGCAGCTAATGCTTCCGCAACTGATGTAAGAGAGTTGAAATATGGACTTTCAGCTTCATCAGCAGTAGCAGCTGGAGCCGGAATGACGTTTAAAGATACAGCTACAACTTTAGCGGTATTTGCTCAAAACGGTTTAAAAGGTTCTGATGCAGGGACATCTTTAAAAACAATGCTAATGAGATTAAATCCGTCTACAAAAGAAGCATATAACAAAATGCGAGATTTGGGTCTTATTACTTATAATGCACAAGCTGGATTTGATTTCTTAGTAAAAAACGGTATTCAACCAGCTTCCAGAAATGTAGGGGATATAGAAGTAGCTTTAGAACAATATGTAATGAAAACTGAAGGAGTAACGAAATGGAATGATAAATGCGATACCACATTCCGCGAATTAGCAACAAGTTCAGCTTTCTTATCATCAAAATTCTACGATCAACAAGGGCATATTCAAAGTCTAGAAAATATTTCAGGTACACTTCATGAATCCATGAAAGATTTAACAGACCAACAACGAAGTATGGCTTTAGAAACGTTATTTGGTTCGGATGCCGTTCGTGGTGCGACTATTCTCTTTAAAGAAGGAGCAAAAGGTGTTAACGAGATGTGGGATTCTATGTCTAAAGTTACGGCAGCAGATGTTGCGGCGACTAAAATTGACACTCTACAAGGACGAATTACTTTATTAGACTCGGCATTTTCCACAATGAAAAAGACAATCGGTGACGCGCTTGCCCCTGTGGTTAGTGCCTTTGTTGCTGGATTACAAAAACTTGTGGATGGATTTAACTCATTACCAGGACCAGTACAAAAGGCCATTGCAATTACAGGAGGTATTGTTCTTGCTTTAACAGCGGTAGCCGCTGCAATCGGTGTGGTTTTAGCGGCAGTTGGAATGGTTATGTCAGGGATTGGAGCGCTAGCAACATCATTAGGAATTGCTGGTGGCGCTGCGGGTCTTGCTGGTGCTGCGGTTGGATTTTTAGGAAGTGCATTAGGAGTGCTTCTTGGGCCTGTTGGTTTAATAGCAGCTGCTCTTATCGGAACTGGAGTTGTTGCATATAAAGCATATCAAAAAGCAACAGAAGATAGCATCGCTTCAGTAGATCGCTTTGCTACAAGTACAGAAGGGAAAGTAAGCTCCTCAACAAAGAAGGTTCTTGGTGAGTATTTCAAGCTGTCCGATAGTATTAGACAAAAGTTAACTGAAATTAGATTGAATCATGAAGTAATAACAGAAGAACAGTCGCAGAAGTTGATTGGTCAATACGATAAATTAGCTAATACAATCATTGAAAAAACCAACGCAAGGCAGCAAAAAGAAATTGAAGGGCTTAAAAAGTTCTTTGCTGATTCGTATGTATTAACCGCTGAAGAAGAGAACAAACGAATCGAACAGTTAAATCAACACTATGAACAAGAAAAGCTAAAAACGCAAGAAAAAGAAAACAAAATTAAAGAGATTTTACAAACAGCGGCTAGAGAAAACAGAGAATTAACGACATCTGAACGTATCTCTTTACAAGCATTGCAAGATGAAATGGACAGGGTTGCTGTTGAGCATATGTCTAAAAATCAAATGGAGCAAAAGGTTATTCTTGAAAATATGCGTGTGCAGGCTAGTGAAATTTCAGCTAGACAGGCAGCGGAAGTTGTAGAGAATAGTGCCAAAGCAAGAGATAAAGTTATTGAAGATGCGAAAAAGACCCGTGATGAAAAAATTGCAGAGGCGATTCGTCAGCGTGATGAAAATAAAACAATCACTGCTGATGAAGCGAACGCAATCATTGCAGAGGCAAAACGTCAGTATAATAGCACAGTTTCTACAGCTCAAGATAAGCATAAAGAAATTGTGAGCGAAGCAAAAGCGCAAGCTGGTGAACATGCAAATCAGGTAGATTGGGAAACTGGCCAAGTAAAATCGAAATATCAAGTTATGAAAGACGATGTTATTCGAAAAATGAAAGAAATGTGGTCGGATGTTACCAATAAATATGAAGATATGAAAACCTTTGCAAGTAACAAGGTAGAGGAGATAAAAAATACAGTTTCAAGAAAATTTGAGGAAAAGAAAAAAGCTGTTACAGATAAAATGCAAGAAATAAAGAATGGTATTGAAGAAAAGTGGAATACAGTTGAAAAATTTTTTAGTTCTATAAATTTAAGTTCCATTGGTAAATCAATTATAGAAGGTCTTGAAACAGGGTTAGATAGTGCAACGGGAGGCTTGTATAGTAAAGCGAAAGAAATTGCAGGAGAGATTAAAAAGACTATTTCCGGAGCGCTAGAGATTAACAGTCCATCTAAAGTGATGATTCCAGTTGGTAGTGCGGTTCCAGAAGGTGTTGGCGTTGGTATGGATAAAGGGAAACGGTTTGTTGTCGATGCAGCCAAAAATGTAGTTGGAACCGTTAAGAAACAAATGGGGAACATGCCGTCTGTTTTTGATTTCGGATTCCAAACGAATCAACATAGTATTCCACGTAATACATTTAGCGACTTCAACGGATATGCACAACCGCAATTATCTAATAGCAATCCATCTATGGCAAAAACAATATTCCCAAATAGACCGGGTGGAGAACAAGAACTGAATTTAACCGTAAACATGACCAATGTTTTAGATGGAAAAGAGCTTGCGAATGGAAGTTTCACCTATACTACAAAACTTCAAGATCGTGAACAAAAAAGAAGAGAAGAATTTTAAGGGTGGTGAGTACGTTGGGGAAACTCAGTTTTACTTTTAATAATATTAGAAAAGATTATATTCAAATGCTAGTTGGAAGAAAACGTCCTTCATGGGCTCCAGTAAAAAGAAGATTAGTAAGAGTCCCTCATCACGCAGGGGCTCTTTTACTTAATACAGAAACAGAGGAACGTCGTATTGACGTTCCTCTTGTTATTAAAGCGAAAAAAGATATGGCAGATTTACAAAAGTTAAAAGAAGATTTAGCGGATTGGTTATATACAGAGCAACCCGCTGAACTTATTTTTGATGATGAGTTAGACAGGACTTATTTAGCATTAATTGATGGTTCTGTCGATTTGGACGAAATAGTCAATAGAGGTAGAGGTGTTATTACTTTTGTTTGTCCAATGCCGTATAAATTAGGGAAAACAAATACTCACAAATTTACGCAAGAGTGGTCTACAGAAACAACTTCTTATTTTACTAATAAAGGAAGTGTAGAAACTCCAGCGTTAATTGAAATGACGGTGAAAAAACCAAGTACCTTTTTAGATGTATGGTTTGGAGAGTATCCGAATAATCGTGATTATTTCAGAATAGGCTACCCTCTGACTGTGGAAGAAACCACGGTACAAGAACGAGAAAGAGTCATGTGGGATGAAATGGCCACTCCTATAGGATGGACACCCGTTACTGGACAATTCGATGATATGAAAGGAACAGGGAGTTTTAAATCGCGGGGTGGTTATGCGCTGTATTGTGAAGATTACGGAAAAGAGGTAGGATTCTACGGTGCTATAGCCAAGAAAAAC